AACCTTTGGTTTTTACCAGAGGCACACTGTACACCTTCCGTACGAAACGTTGGCTGCTCATTCGCACCGAAGGAGCAGACAGCTCCAACGCTTCGGGTGGAGTCCTGAAATAGAACTCCACTGACCTGAGACGACTGACTGAAAGTTGGTAAGCGTCCTTAAAGGACGTCCTAACTTCCGCGTCATCGCTCAACATGCAAGGACTGAGGAGGTCCATACCAGCAGCGGATAATTCCTTGTTGGTATCGATTACCTTTCGTACCCAATCGGAAGCCGAAGAATCCAGTAAAGAATTCTGCGAGCTACCTATTGGGCCGATTCCTAAACCTATCACAAGCTGATGCAAGTCAGCTTGAGAAAGGAAGGACAGCCACTGCATGTGCGCCACTGTTGACGCTTTCGGACGAATAGGTAAACCTATCCCTCCCCACGCAACAGGGGCTGCAACCGGCAACCCTAGATTGTAGGCCAGCTGCCACATGTAGTAATACGGTGACAGCTTCCAAAACATTCTAGGGATGCGTGCCGTTGGGCGAGTAGGGTCACCTCCAAAACTGGAGGGCTGTGACACCCAGGTCACCTGACCCTTGCTTCCCCCCGGTGGTGCAACCAGCACTGAAGTGGGCCAAAAAGGTACTTCGAAACCAGACTCCGTCGGGACCTCTGCAATGAGGCCTCGAGTCGGATGGTGGAAGCACTTTGGCGCGGACAACTCCGCTGCCAACTCGTTGAGAACCAAGTTGTACTTGTCTACACGAGCTTTAGTCCAACGGGGTAGGAGACCGTCGTCACCTACCCCCTTCAGCACTGGGTCCTGGCGCTTCAAACGCGGGTGCCACCTCTTACTCTCCACACGAGTGTAAGGGTGCACCTTCAACGTTTGCTCGGCAGCGCAAAGGCTGACGAGCATCAACGGAGGGAAAGATGTGGGATCACCCATCATCTGACCCGTCGTTGTGATAACGCCAGGTTCGGTATTCAATAGGTCCAGCCAATCATCCCATAAGGAGATGATTCGCCGCCAGTGACCTATTGGATAACCCGCCTCCTTTACTGAGCGGCCGTCAGGGCGGCACAGTAGAGGAGCCATCGGGTACGCCTGTAGGAGTTCGTTAGGGTAGTAGGTCGAAGCAGGGCTTCGAACTATCTTCTTGGGACCGAACAGCTTGGTAAACCAACGCCTGTAAGGCCCAAGCTCTTTGGGATACTTGTTAGCAAGTTCCTCATAGAGCCCACGCGTGAGCCACTCAGGGTGATAATCTGTGGCGGCTGTGCAGTCTTGGGAATACCAAGGACCGCACTCACCTGCTAAGTTTATACCCGGAGAGGCTCCTCCAAGAGCGTCCGAGAACCGCGGATCCCGTATAATTACGTGATCAGCGATTCGACGAAGGATCTGTTGAACCAAGTTCAC